TTGTTGCTATTGTAATTTGATGGAACAACAATGCCCTCTTTATACGTAAGAGCATCCGTAATCTCTGTCTCATTGCCGAACAATTCTTCATGCAGTTTAGTAATTCTCTGTTCCCTGACTTCTGGACCCGTGTTTTCGACATACTTCGCCATGCTCTTTTTGCCTAGCGCCGCATACAATGTGTCTACGACGAACTTCGTGCTTTCCCATGTAGGTGGAATAGGTCTATCAAGAGAATCACGATATCCCCACACAGGTTCATAGGATAATTTACTAGTTGGGAGTTCACGCGCATTTATATCGGGAACTACTACCAGACGTTCAAGTACCCAAAAATCTTTTAGATATGAATATTTCTTAACTTCCATCACTACCGGATAGAGGAGCCGGATACCACTATCCAGCTCCTCTACCAATCGTTTCTCAGTTTGATCGTTAGCCCACACTATTCTGAATATGGATCGGCCTGTGGATGAGTCCAATCCATATTCATCTGTGAGCTGCCGGTTTAGAGATTCGATCTTTTCCATTACACGCCTGAGTTAATCACCCACTTGGCAAGTGATTTGACGTACACCAACCATACGGCTCTATTCTGGGCGGCTGCAATACCTACCAGAATATTACCGCTGGTTCCTAGAGTGATAGCACCCGCGGTTGGAATCAATACGACAAATCCACTGAACATTCCGCCACCGAAATTAGGATTGATCGTATTGATCTGTGTACTACCAGTGACCAAGACTATATCGCTCTTGGCATTGATCGTAGCTGCTGATGCTACAGTGCTCTCGGACAGCTTTGACGTAGTACCTGGAAACATGTATCCTCCTAACCTACGGGAACATATTTCTGGGTGTTAGGATTGAATACGAGCAACATTACCTCACCCACGACCGAAGCCTTGAGTGTGAGAATATTACCCGTAGCGTCTACACCAGCTACTCCAGCGAATTGAAGTGCCAGCAGATGCGCGTGCTGGACAGGTGGTGTGATAGTTTTCACTACCGTATTACCTGTCAACACAGTGAGAAACGTAGTCGGAACGATGGTGTTAGCTGATGCTAACGTGGCAGGTGATCCCGCATTAACAGGATTCAACGCTGCCCAATCTGATGCTACAATAGGCATTGTATTCTCCTAGTAACCAACAGGTACTGCCAAGTTGTCAATGTAGCTACACGCGGCAGGATTGCTCACGTAAGTCTGCATTCCAACTACCATGTAGAAGATTTCCGCCGCAGCTACGCCACCTGACGCACCACGGATCTCGAAAATCTTCCTTCCATCAGTCGTATAGAATCCGATGGGGAGAATCTCTGCGCGACCCCATACTTCGTCTACTACGAAGTCAATACGAGTCTTATCCCACGAGAAGTGTGGTTTAGTACTCGCACCGGCCAACTGCATGTTGCTACCGAAATACAGATTCAACCCTTCTTCCTTAGTTGTTTTCTGTATGACAGATACCAACTGACCAATCTCCTCATACGCCTGAATCTGACATGGATGCAACCATGCAGTAGGATTGAACTCTTTTTCAGTTCCAAGCCTATTGCCGATCTTATTCATAGCCAGTCTGGGTAGAGGCAGAGTCAATCCAGCAGAACCTGCATTGACCCTATTAGCACGAATCTCTGGCGTAGTGCTGCGAGAGAATCCGAGCCATGTTCCAGCAGATGCATTGGAATGATGATACGGCACACCAAACAACGCTGGTAGAGATGCTGGTGCAGAAAGACCGTCTGTTACGATCTTATCACCTGCGATTACACCAGCTACCTGCGGAGTAAGAGTTACCGTCTTGTTCTCTACATCATATCCACTGATAGTTCCCTTGCCCTTGAGAGTAGCAAGAGTCGTATCATACACCTGTACCGTCTGACCAAACCTCATCAGACGTACACCGAATCCATCTGTCGTGAATGTCAGGACGTTAGAACCTCCGGCGGGTGTGTCAGTAGTAACCACACCAATTACGCCATCACCAGTTTGCATCATCTGACTATCCAACTGCCGACGCATCTCATCCAATGCTGTAGCAGTTAGACGACGGACAGAGTTGATGATTGCTTTACGAGCATCATCAGTAGCCCACTGTGTCAACTTGGTGTACTCAATGTTCTCACTCAAGAACACGCAGTTGAGTACTGCCTTATCGAACGTGGGACCACCACCACGACCCAGATCGCCACCATCTGGATTAAAGTACTGGAAACTACCACCCGGACGTAGTTCCAGCGGTACACGCATCTGACGATGAGAGATTTTTTCTACGTCACGTTTCTTGATGTGAGCGTAGAATTTATCTTCTCTCTCGAACAGCACACGGACTTTTGGAATTACCTTTTCCAGTTCCGTTGCTGCTACTTGAGCCTCAACTACTGCCATTCATTTTCTCCCCTGCTAATCTTTCATTAGCACGTCTAGTGTAGACATACCTCTTGGTATATCTTTTGCGGTTTTGAAATTACCTTTTCCACTAGATGGGGAAGTGGATCGTCCCGGTGTAATTGGACCTGTCTTAGCAGGTCTTTCTTCTTCTACTTCGTTCGTGTCCGACCGTCTACCCTTCAAAGCATCTGTCCGTGCCTTTTTTATAACACTAGGCAAAAGTGTCTTTGCTTTACTCAGGTAGGCTGACTTTATCTTATCCGTAGCACTCTTGTCAAAGTTTGACTCAAATGCCTTCTCCCATAGCTTGTCTAGGAGAGATCTGAAGCGTGCATCCTTACTTATCAGATCCTCTAGATTATTGAATGCTTCAGCAGTAGCATGACGTTTCACATAGTCCGACATTGTTCCGTTAGGATCTATATGTCCGTCAATGGTAGCTTTCAATACGTTGTCGGCTTTACCCTGTAGATCATCTTTTACCGACTCAAACTGCGTGTATACTCTCTGCTGTTCTTCTTGCTGAATCTGTTGCTGTCTGTACTGTTCATCCGGTGGCTGCTGTCTACTGAGGAGAGAAGGAGGACGGAACTGTTGTGAACCAAATACAAATTGATTCAATACGTTCGCAGCTGCCTGTAATGGTGCGCCCTGTTCTCCTAATGCTCTACCCTCACGTACCATCGTAATGATGGTGTCCTTTATCACGTTTCCGAGTACGTGATAATAAGCCTGTTGGTCTACCTGCTTCAATGCAGGAAGATAATTGTCTGCGATCTTATAGAATGCTTCTGGATCTTCCTGTCTCGCCGCATTCAGAATTACTGAAATATCTCCATTCATTACCTGCTGTTCAGTTTGATCCAATATCCTAGACTTTTCTGCCGCGATGCGCGCATCCTGAATCGTAGGTAGAATCTCTGTAAACTGCTGTTCCCTATAATATGCCTTCTCTAGATACGGAAAATCCTTAAACAGCTTAGGATACTTCGCTAGTATTTCCTTCCTACGTACAGGTGTAGTGAGTTCTAATAGATCTTCTTCTGATGGCGGCTTGAGTTCTTCTTCAAGTTCCTTAATCTCATCTGTTTCTTCCTCATCTTCTCTTTCTTTGTCTTTTGGTGTGGATTCCTCATCTTTTTCACCTGTATCAGTTTTACCTACTTTTGGCAGTTCTAATACTTCAGGTTCTTCCTCTGCATTCAATAACTCGAAAGTTTCTTCACCTGTATCTTCAGTTCCTGTTACTTCATCGGCCATCTTGAACTCCTATTGCATGACAGGTTGGCTCTGTCCTTCATTCATTTGTTCGCCTGTACTGGCACCCTGTTTTGGGGGAGGTGCTTGACCCTGTGAAGGTGGCATCATACCACCTTGCGCCATCATCTGTTTCTGCTGTTCCTCCATCATTCTCTGCATATCCATTTCTTTATGCATTTTCATGTGCAGAAGCACATTTTCATATCCCGCTGGATTTTCCAGCTTGCACAATCTACCTGCATCACTTACCAACCATCTCCTGTCAATGTCTGCTGCCAGTAGATGATTGTCTGCATCATAATCTGGTTCGATACTAGGCACGCGCATGGGTGGAGGAGGTGGCATACCCATCATCATAGCCTGTTCCTCCATCATAGGATCAGGAGGCTGTTCAATAGGCTCTGAATTGATTAGGAGTTGAATTTCCTCATACTCCTTCTGTCTATCATCTTCATTCGGTATTACGAATTCATTCAGTCCTATTGCTCTCTTAATGTATGGAATGTTTTCAGGAGTCATCAGCATAGCCATAATAGGATCATTGTTCATCTTGAACAATTCCATGATAGCATCTTTCTGCTGATTCCAAGTGATAGGCAGATTTTCATTAGCTTCTAATTCGATCTCTCCTATCTTCCCCTGAAGTTCTGACATTCGGATGAAGATGTTGACGAAGTTACCAAATTCATCTTTCTTTACCTGTTTTTCGTCATCCTTCATCTCTTTGATGTACATCGGAATGGCTTTAGCGAATATCTGCTTCCACCATACAGTCAACATCTTCCATGTAGTTTGTAGGCGCTGGAGAGCCTGGGAACGACTCATACTATATTCGGAGGCTGTACGTGAGCCGGACATTTGCCCACCGAATAGTGAGGGGAGAGCGCCAGATACCATTTGACCTATCTCTTGTACCTTCTGCGCGAATGGTAACACCTCTTGAGATAGTGTAGCTGTTTTTACTTCGTAGAACCCCTCTGAGAGTGGTTTACCAGATTTAGGAGTAGCAGGGTAAATTCCACCCGGAATTACTTCAGAGTTTCTATACGCATTAAAATTGAGTACTTTTGGATCTGCAAAAGTCTGCGGGATTCCATGTTCCACAGTCTGGAGTACAAGCGAAATAAGATCGTTGGTGATGTCTTGTACTGAAGTAAGGAGTAGACCGATAGGATCAAAATGAATATAATCCGACAGGGGGTTATAAGTAAGGGTCCAGCAATCATCCAGAGATTCATTTTCAGCATCTGCCACAAAGTCATCGACTATAACCACCTTTACGCCATCGGGGAATTGTTTTTTCAATTCCTCCATTTCTTCTTCTTTCAGGATGTTGTAGGAACAGGGTCTAAGCCAACAATTCCTTACAGTGACGTTGTTAATTGGATGTTCCCCACGATACTGAGGTGAAGTACGGCCCCACTGTTCATAAAGATCGTAGTGCGCGCTTCCTCGCTGGATTTTTTCCCTGAGATCCGGGTACTTGTGTAATACGTTCGTAAAATGGGTTTCATACGAGTAGATGAGGTAGGAACATTCAGTTTGATTACGCGCCCAGACGGGTACTTTAACGAAAAGTCCACCATACACCTCCATGCAAATCCTACTCTTGGGATGTTTGGTTACGCCCGTTAGTCTACGCACAGTAACAGTCTGATTTATCTTGTCAGGAATGACCATCTGCGCGCACGTAGGACACATTTCGAGTCCTTCTTCAATCATGCTGTTAGCTAGTACATCTTCCTCCGTTGGCATGAATTTATCTTCTTGTACATACGATATAGTCGGATCTGCTAGTTCATTTCTACAGATCGGACATACTTTCTGTGTCTGATATTCAGGAATATTATCGTATGTTTTCTTTTCGTATGTTCCGTATGCCTCATCTTCCTTCGGGTATGCATAACATGCAGTCATACCCTCAGTGCAAAAAACAAATAGAGCATGTAACCAAAAAAGAGGAGCGTCATTGTGTCTAAACACAAGTTCTGCGATCTTATTACCCGCTTTAGCCGTTGTAACATCTATCGGATTGTCCGCATCATCAGGGTAGCAGGTAATAGGAGGAACAGTGACAGAAAGAGCAGCAATAATAGACTCCAGATAGGCACGGTAGATGTTGACTGGTTTGTCGTAGTATCCCTGATCAGTGTCTTGACCAGTTCTTTCAGATTCGGGTATACGCCAATCATGTGCTACCTCTGAATAGTATGTGTGTTGAATATTTTCCCACAATAGCTTTAATCTACGCCATTGCCTGATCTGACGATCACGCACACCTCTATCCTCATCATCGAAATGATCGACGATTTGTTTTAAGAGGCGTTTAGTTTCGTCGTCTAGTTTTTCTTTATCAGGCATTAGTAACCTGCCGCCTGCCTTGCACGCCCGCGTGTATTCCTTCTTCCACCAGTTCCACCAGAGAAGATACGAGGCATTCTCTGTGTTGTAGTGATAGGCTTATCCTGTTCATCCTTCTCACCAGTATCAGTTACTATGTCGTATCCTCTACGGAAGGGCTGATTTCTTATTCCCTCTTGCCTACCCTGGAATATCGACTGTGATAGATTGGGGAATGACTGATCCAACTGATTCATTGGATTGTCTCTGTATCCATATCCCCCACGTGGCATTACTCCACCCCTCGTATTTGCTGTCTGTCTACCTGTACTCGCTACAGAAGAATTAACACTCTTACTCTGTGGCTGTGATCCACCTCTATCAGCAAAAATACTCTGTACTCCCTTAGCTGCTATCTCTCCCCAACCCGGCCCCTTATTACCACCACCCCAATCATCATGTATCACATACGGATCGGGTCTACCACCCTGACCAGTTAGACCACCTGCCAGAATACTCTTTCCAGTCTTTTTGGCTACATCTTTAGCAGTATTCCAGAATCCTTTAGATGGAGATAGTCCTTTACCAGCTCCAACAGGTACTTTAGCACCTAGATATCCTGTGGCCCCACCTACTGCACCTGCTTTGAGTGCATCTTTCCATGATCCACCTGATATCTTCTTCTGAAGCGCACTCGTACCGGCACCAATAGCCATACTAGCCAGTGGACCTACACCGGGTATGAATGCAGCCGCTATCGGAGCAGCCTTTAGTAGACCTTTTCCTAACTTCCCCCAAAACCCCATGTCACACCTACTTCAGATTCAGAGGAACGTCTACGACACCGAATGCACGTAGAAGAAACAAGATGCAGATCAAAACTACGACTACTCGAATCACCACCACGATGGGTGGACTCATTGGTACGTAGTTTTCGAGTAGGTAGAGACACACGCCGACGATGACTAGGACGATGAGGAGAGTAATCATTTTTTCACCTTATGTCCATGACTCAAGAATTTCTGAGCTACTTCCTGTGACGGTCCTATTCCCTTTGATGGACGCTTACCATGCGCGATCATCTCCATAAATCTACGTTGTTTCTCAGACTTAGGAGGCATCATTCACCTGTACTTGTCAGCGGTTCAGGAACGTCTATTCCTAATTCCTTCTCTAGTTTCTCTATCTCTTTGTGCTTATCACGCATCAATTCTGCCTGTTTACGATCCTCAGCCTCTAACATCTGTTGACGTACGCGCCACGGCGTAAACTGAGGGCGTACTGGTACATATTCCTCTGCCTTCTCAGGTAGAGGTTCGGGTTTATCCTTGTCCAGTAGTCTGTGTAAGAGATCCCCACGCTCACGCTCACTCTTATCGAGTTGCTCACGCAGTATCTCGCACGAACCACATGGTGTAGGAGTCAACCCGAACCACTTATACATCAATTCTTTAATCATTATGTTTCAGTATCACACGCGCAAATGTTTGAAGATTGAATTCTACCGTGTCCTGTGTAGTCCACAACCTATCATCAGCAGCCCATTCCTTTGCAGCCTTTATCTGCTCAGGATTAAGCTGAATTTGTCCTGTTTCTACAATCTTAATACCGTTCTTAGTGTCGGTATCTTGAGACTGGTTTAATCGAGTCATCCGTTTCTACTTTCGCCATGTTGCGGTAGAATGCTGTCCAATCATTACTCTGATTTAACTTGTTTATTAGTGCTTCTTGTGCTTGGATACGCTTGAACTCTTGATTGCTCTCATCAAAGAATCCTTCTGCTGCATCGACAAGGTATCGCAACCCATCAATCGGATCATCGCCCTCGAATTCCGCAATATCTTCCGCTGGTTTATTTCCTTTTGGCTTGTCATAGCTACATGCTTTAATTGCTTCAACCAAAACTGGTGCTGCTCCTGCAAAAATTTGAAGTTTAGGCAGATTCGTTTCTGGTTCGGGAGGATTAAAAGATTCCAAGTAAGATTTGTACTCCTTTTGTCCTCTATTTCGCATGATCCACATAGCGTATTCGTCGTTGTACAGCGCAATCTCTTGAGGATTGACAAGTTTAGGCGTCCAACGTAGATATTCATGTATTAATTGCTTTCCTGCGACCCTAGATCCGGGTGTATTCATGGATAATTCTATAGGTTGGCCTAATTCTTCCTCAATTTGCTGCTGAATTGTGTGTTCTTGACCTCTATCTTGTCCTGCTGACTTACAGAATCTGATAAGTCTAGGATTCTCCTTGTCAACATGGACCTTAACATAAGCAGCCCACTCCGCAATCTTCGTTTTAACCCAATGTTGTTCACGATATATGTACACGCGCTTGTTTGGAGAGATCGCAGCATATCCAATCCATGTCATTGCGGTGAATCCCCAGTCACCAATGACCATCTTAGGCCACCACTGAGGAATTTCAAACTCTGGAACTACATGGAGAGCATTATCCGGCTCATCTTCAAACTTTCTGTCTCTAAATTCATCAAAAACTTGACCCTGATACGCATCCCAGTCACCATATAACTTTGCTTTACGTTCAGCATCTACTGTTATTCCCTGAAGTGACTGTTTGTACGTCGGATCTATGTGCGAGTTATCTTCGAGAGTCGAGTGGATGTAGATTCTTTTGTTTCCACCTTTTCCAATGATGATTTTTCCACCTTTAGGATATGGTTTAATGAATCTCTTGTATGTCCAAGTATGTCCGATGCCTCCCGGCATTCCGGCGGCGCGTGTAATGCTAGGTAATCCAGAATCCTTTGGAGCACGATTCCTCTGGAAGGTGATATAAGTATAAATCCATTCTGTAATTGAGGTAAGTTCATCAGGGGTATAGAGGCAAATCTGCATTGTGTCATATTGGTGTACGTCATCTTCATTTTCACAATGACCTAGAAAGATCATTGCTCCGTCATTTACTCTACCCGTACTTCCATACTGATCTTCGCGTGGGAATGTCCAACACATTTCTGTCTTGTTAAGTGTCGCACCAAATTTCCTATAAAGTTCTCTGCTTCTTGGGATGATTTCATTTCTAAGTTCTGGATACGTGCGACGCATGAAAACTTGCTTGAACTGTGGATGCTCGTGCCAACGATGGACAATTCCATACAATAAGAGTACGTCTGACTTACCTGATCCTGCGCCTCCTCCATAGAATGCTTCCTTTACTGTCGTAGGAATAGATAGAAATAGCTCCTGTTTAGGCTCTGGCCTCCACTCATTCCTTGAATAGACTGGAGGCTTTGGATCTACGTCTATCACATACCACCTTGACTACGCATATTCTGTAACCATGATGGAGCTATACCTCCTCCACCACCTCTATTTTGCATATCCCAGAAATTACCTCTACCACCACCGGGAAATCTCTGTGGTCCTCCAAATGGACCCATCTGTGGAGGCTGTTTCATACGATTAATCATATCCATAGCATCTTGTGGAGGTTGCTGTGGTAACATATCAGTAACATTAGCTCCACCCGGTGTTGGGTCCATTCCTCCCCGTGATGGTGTATACATCTGTGGAGGATATGCAGCACCACCATTAGGAGTCTGTGGCTGAATAGGTGGAGCCATTTGTGGAGGTACTGGTGCGGGTGCAGCTCTTGGTTGTGATGGTACAGGAGGACCAAGAGTTGGACCTATTCCTCTATTACCTCTACCGACAACATTCTGCATCATGTTGCCGACTTGACTACCTTGACGTATTGTACCACCACCCATACTAGGTGGTCCCATAGATCCACCTATAGCTCCACCCTGTTGTGGCATAGGTCTATTCTGAGGGCGCATCATATTACGCATTCCCCCACCACCACCTCCACCCATCATTCCACCAGCAGCACCGCCCATCCCGCGCATCATACCAGAGAACATTGCCATCTCTTACTCCTTCGGCTCCCACAGAGGCGTATCAGGATCGAATGCGGGTACATATCTATCAGCTACTGGTGGGTAATTCGCAGAATCATCTTCCTTTACCCAACATGGATATCCTTCACCGCCTGAATCTATCTGAAAATCCCAATGAACTCCATCTGGAGTAGCTACGATATCTGTAGTGAATCCTTGTTTGTATGCCTCAGTCGCTCCGCCATGATTTGTAGAACCTAACTTTGCAGAAACTACTCCTACATACTGACGACGTAGTTCCCATGCAATCCACTTAGCCCAGTATGCGCCTCTCTCGATTCCAGCTTTAGGATCATGTTGGTTAATTCCTATCCTGTCGATGCGTAACCATCCATCATCATTAGCTTCGTGATGACCCGGTTCATACAGATAGGGGAATAATCTTTTACGGAGATCACAGACTAGATCGTACTGATCCTCTAGATCCCCAACCTCTAGAAAGGGCTGTATACCTTTACTGTTCCA